GATATTTGTCCGACCAGACGTGATTGACAATGACGCTAGCACTGAGTCAGTGATTGCAACGCCATTGAGTTCAACATTCCAGACCGGATTGAATTGAGTCACTTGTCGAATGCTCCGACCAGTGCTCCAGCTCCGAGAGTGCCTCGATAGAAGGAATCATTAAGAGTGTTTACGACTGTGCGTGCAGTGCCTTCTGAATCAATTGCACCATTAACCGTGATATTGATGACGGGTGGATTCTGTGCAAGATAGTCTGGCGATCCGACAGCTGGATTCGCTGATGTATAGAAAACACCCAATTCTTGATCCAATGCAAATTTTGCGAGTCTTTGCATTTTCAATCGCATTTCATCTGGCTTTGCCATTTCGAACATGATTGCATTTTGGGCAGCTACTTGCTGTTGAATATCTAGAGCCTTTTGCATTTCTGCGCTAAGTCCAGAAAGTGATGAAGCGGCTTTGCCAGTAGCTTTTGATCCAGCGGAAGTTGATCCGCCTGCACCGCCAGCGACTCCGCCGCCAGTTGTTCCAGATGTACCGCCGCCGGATGTCATGACTGATCCAGTGCTCATTGAGAAATTACCCAGAGCACCCGTTGAAGTTGAACCAGTTGAATCGCCGATTCGTGTCAGATAAGGAATGTCTGAAAATGGGTTGATTAAATTCAGACCACGAATGACCGTATTTATTCCATCAATGGTAGTATTGAGAAGCGGCTTAATGGCAGCCAATACTTTTCCGATGACGTTAATTACGACTGCGGCTATCTCACCTATTACTTTGAGAGCACCGCCAATTAGTTCACCAATAAGCGGAGCTGCGTACTTGACGACATCAAAGAAACTTTTGAATCCATCCATATTTTCTTTGATTGCGTCTTTTACGTTATTGAATACACTGACGACTCCTTCAAAGATTGGCATGACGTATGATCTAATGACATTGACAATCTCCATGAATCCAGATGTGAGTCCATTTGATTTGTTGGATAAAGCATTTGATACAGCTTCAACGACTGGGAGAATGTATGTTGTGAATGCTTCGAGAAGCTTCTGAAGAATTGGGAGCAGAGCAAAGCCAATTGTTTCGACTGACTCGTCAAATGCGACTTTGAGTCGATCCATCCGTCCTTGAAATGTTTCAGCATTTTGAGCGGCTGCGCCACCGAATAAATCTGTCAGCTTTTGTTGCTGTTCCGTGAATGTCATTGATTTGAGTTCGGCAGCTGAAAGTCCGACTCCTAATTTGCCTAAAGCTGCGGAGTTGCCGTCGTATGCTTTGCCTAGAGAATTTGCGACGGCTTCAAGCGGCTTGCCTGTCTGCGTACTAATATCGAGAGCAAGATTGAGCAAATCCTGAGCTTTAGCAGTGTCATTCGTTGAAAGTGCCAGTCTTGAAAGAGCTGGACGCAATTGATCGTCAGCTACTCCAGTGGCGAGAGATGTTTTGAGAATTTGCTTTTCGACGGCAGCAATCTGATCATTCGTTGCACCGGTAGCAGCTTTCAAAGCTCCGGCGAGCTTTACTTGCGCGGCTTCATCAGCGACGGCAGATTTGACTCCATCGATTCCGATTTTGATTGCGTACGCGCCAGCTGCGGCAGCTGCGGCAGCGAAAGCGATTCCGGCTTTCTTTCCGAAGTCACTGATCTTGCTGCCGAATGTCTCGACGTCTCCAGAGCCTTGCTTCAGATTCTTTGTGAGATTGTCTACGTCAGCGAGAATCGAGAGCTTGAGTGTTCTTGAACCCGTAGCCATTACCACTCCTTCACAATGTTAGCGAATGTCATTTCCCATTGACTGAGAAGATATGGCTGCTCAGCTCTTAACGTTGGATAGATAAACCATCCACGTGATCCACGTCCTTCACGTCCAGACCAGACCGGAAATTGCTTGAATCGATTTGAACCGAATTCAGAGCCACCCCAGAGCATTTGAGTCGTGCCACCGCCAGAGAATTTCTGAGCTGCAAAGCCGAATGAAATCTCACCGACTTTCGATGACTTACTGACGCGAGAGCCTTCAGCAATACGAGTAGCAACATTCTGTGAATTAAGTGTTGAAGCTTTTGCCGTGATTCGCTTTTGAAGATACGTTGCAAGCGCGCTGGACTTTTCTTTTGCAGCTGCAATCGCTGTGTCGTCCATTGCTTTGAATGCCGAAATAATGGCGCGGAGTTCTGCCTTGTCATAGGCGACTACATCACTTGCCATTTCGCTGCTCCAATAACTCGATGACCGTCAGAATGTCTTCCATCGTCTGCAATTCGCTGACCGGTTGATTGCTCGCTAGAGCCACCTGCCAGCGGATTCGACTTATGCTTCCGACGGCGTAGCTTTTGGGTCGGATGAATCTCCGACCGAAACTTCAGCCACCGTTTCGCACCAAACTTCAAAAGTTTTAACCGGCTTACCGGCTGACTCTCTTTTCATTGCGTGATACGCCAGAAATAGCAGATCAGCAATACCAATCTTCTCTTGCGCTTGCGAAATGATGAAGCCTGTTTTGTTTTCCCACTTTGCCCACTCCGGCGGCTGCGCTGTGTATGTCGCAGTCTCGCCATTTGTGTATTCGATGTTTAGTTGTAGTTTCATGCTCCCGATCTCCTTCTATTAGCTGAATGTTCCGACGGGTGTCGTTACACATGTGAATGAAAGTGAAACTGTCTGCGCATCCGGAGCTGTGCCGCCGGCTGATGGAAGAATCGGCTGAACATCAAATGCAAAGACTGCGCCTGAGTCAGCTGTAAGAGATACCGGAAGAGCTGTGTTTGGAGCTGATGTTGCAGCTGTCCACAAAGCTTCACAAAGTGAATTTGCTGCTCCCCAATCGGCAAGCATCTCCACTGCAAAAGTGCCTTGTGTATCTGTTGTGTAATACGCCTTTCCATCGAGCGTCTGATAAGTGTTGATTGTTGAATCAACTGTCAAAGTCGCTGATGTTGCTTGCGCGTCAAAGTTGTCTGAATCGATCGTGAAAGTTATGTCGCGACCGGTGATGATTGCTGTTGCCACTGTGTCTCCTTAGTTTGTTTGCGTGTAATAAGTGGAGACTGAAACGTCTGCGGTTAGCAGATTGCTCGCTCCGACCGATGTGATGACCGGACGTTGAACGTCTCCGACGACGTATCCCGACGGCATTGCGCCAAGAATGCTGATCATGAGCTGCTCCAGATTGTCCAGAGCTGCCGCGTTGTTGTTATATGCAACGGCTGCCGTCACATCAAAATTGATTTTGACTTGAATTGCGCTACCGAGCAGAGTCGGCTCTAAATACGGTGATGATGGGACAATCACGCAAGCTGGCGGAATGACTGTCTCCGGAACGGATGAATAGACGGAAGCTGCAACGCCGCTGAGAGCTGTTGCAAGCGTCGCGCGAACATCGGCTGCAATTGTGCTCATGTTGCAATCGTTTCGACGTCGATGAATGGAGAGATCAATCCGATGACCCGATTCAGTAAGCTGCGTCCCATTCTGAACGGCGTTGGAGCAAAGTCCACGCCTTCAATCTGTCCGCCGGCAGCTGTGATGCTTTGAAAAATTTCATTTGATACGACAAGAAGCGCAGACTTAATCGGTGCGACTCCTTGATAAAGCTCTGCCGCTGTGCCGCCGTCTAAATATGCGCGACCAGCCGGAATGATTGGAGTGAGAATCTTGTCTGGCTCATCTTCAATAAGAGCTGTGAAAATGTAAGTGCTGACTGAATGTCCGGTGACTGTATAGCCGCCATCAATTCCCATTCCGCATCCTTCGATGGTAATTCCCTGACCCACGACGAACATGCTCGGACGGATTGTCGTGCAATGTAAGACGCCATCTTGAATGCGGACGGAAGCGACGGATGACTGATACTGAGTCAGCAATGGCAAGATCACGCCTTCAGCTGAGTCAATTATTTGTTCCAAATACGGATCGTCATAAAGAGAATCAGAGACGCCAAGCACCTGACGCAGTTCTTCAACTGTGATGATATTCGGCATCTCTGATCCTTTCGTTCTGCTCGATCACGTTCGGGAGCGACCGTGACCGATGATTGATTGTGACTAGTCTGCGAACGCGTATGCGCCAGCTGCAATCTTTGTTGCTGTTGCGCCGTATCCGTAGAGAAGAATTCCAATTGAACCGTCATTGATGAAGTTCGTGCGGAGTTCTAGGCGTGGGGATTCGTACCATGTATAAGCATCGCGATTGATGACGTACATTGAATTATCACCTGTACCGGATAGAGCTGTGTCCACCCAGAGATCGATGCCATTGACTGATCCGCGCAAGCTGCGTGGCTGTGCGTTACCGGCTGCGTTTTGTGGCTGTAATGCGTTGTAGATTGGACGACCATCTACGTTGAAGCTCATGATGCGTCCCCACATTGCTGGAGAAACGACAATTGCATCAGCGAATTTGAATGTGTTTGAATAAACACTGACTGCGCCAGCTGAAACCCATGCAAGAAGTTCCGCAGCTGTGATGTCTGAACCGTAACCGGTTGCAGTCTTTGTTGCGCCTGTGATGATTTGTCCTGAGTTGTATGCGTTAGTAGCACGTGCATATTGTGAAGAGAGATTTGAAATCAATTCTGAGAAGAAGAGTGGATCAGAGCGATCCGCTAATTCTACTGACATCACTTGATTTCCTTTGAATGACTTGACACTCACTGGAATGAATTCAGATTCCATCACGACTGGAGTGACTGTATCTAATTCATCAACCACTGAAACGTCTGGAAGCTGTGTGATCTTTGGAATTTCAAAAGTGAGTCCCGCTGTAGGAAGCGTCCCCGTACTGATCGAATCAATGCTGGCTCTTACATTGTCCGCAAGACCGTTCACTACTTCACGGAATTGACGTGTAGGAATGAGACCAGGATTGTCAGTTGATGATGTTGCCGCTGCAATGAAGTTGCGTGATTCTTCTGATCCGCGCATTGCTGCAACTTTGTGCATTAAGAATGTTGCTGGATCGTTGATTGGATTACGTGCTGCAATGAAATTGACTGGCTTTGCAATTGATGTTGCTTGAACTTGTGCTGAAGCTTCTACCGTCTCGACGGCAGCTTGTTCTTCGACGGTGTTTTCCACTTCGTCTCCTTCTGTTGATGTGTGTGATGCGTCTGCAACATCGGATGACGGTGCAGAATCTTCGGGTGCTGTTGTAGCTGCGACATTCGACACGCGAGTGAGATCGCCGAATGCTGGATTGTGTGTCAGTGCGACTCCAACGAGATCAGCTGAACTCACGACCATCGTTCCGTCTTCGTTGTAGCCGAATTCTTTTGCCATTGCTTCAACACTGAAACCATCGCGAAGTCCATCGATGGCTTCTTGAATTGCATCGCTGCCGGCGGTTGTCTTCGAGATTTTGAATGTCGCATTGATAGACTTACCGTCGGGAGCGAATTCCATTGAGAGCGTCTTGCCAATCGGACGAGATGAATCGTGCTCCAGATTCAATTTCACATTTGTCGGATTGAGTGATCCTTGCTTGAACATCACTTTTCCGGTTGATGCGTTCGCAGCCGTATCGAATGCCACGATTTGTCCGGTGATTGTGCGTGACTCAGAGTCAGCTGCGGTGATGGTGAATGGTGTCGTGACTTTCATAGAATCATGTCCTCTGCTTGTCGTATTTCTTCAACTGTGATTGCTGGATTGCCATTTGCATCGACAATTGAATTGAGTGTCTTGTATATGTTCGCGCGTTCAAGATCAGAGCCACGCAAATAGTCTGAGAGATCGTATTTAACTTCTTGCGATGACGGAATGAAGTCCGGCATTGAAAGTCTTTCGGAAATCGAAGTCATTAGTGGAATCAAAGAGAAGTCGAGAAGTGTCTGACGTTGATTGACTGCATTTGAATAAGTCATGCTCGATCCTGTTTCAGCATCGATGTAATACGCTGGAATTCCTGTTGCACGTGCAATCTCTGTTGCAATGTAAGAGCGCGCAGCTGCAAGCTGTAATTTCTCCGGATCAAATCCGACTGCTTCCATTGTTACGTCAGCGTTTAAGAATGCAGTGCTGCGATTGCGTCGAGCAGATGACCATGAATCCAGAAGCTTTGCGATTCTGTCAGCTGGTAAAGCTGTGCCGTTGGATTTCAATACCATTGACGGAATTGGCTCACGTGCGTACATTGCCGCAGCACGCTCCAACTCCGCGCCGGTGCGCAGTGTAAATCCTGCGCGATTCAGTAAGCCTTCATCATTGCCATTGAATACAACGAGCGAACCAATACCAGAATTCGGAACGGGTGTTCCGTCTACCATGTAATACTCAATCTCTGATGCAATTGAGTTTGTTTGAATTGTTACGCGTGCCGGTGATACACGTTGCACACTGCGCACGCGATACGTGTCAGCAAATAATTCTGTGATCTGCCAATATCCATAACCGTAGAAGAGAATGTCTTCGCATGTCCAGACGTATGTCGCTGATCCGGGAATTCGTGGATCGGGTGTACGAATGACGCGCGGTGTTGCGTCTTCAATTTCCATTCCAGTGCTGCGATCAATAACGTGCAATCCAATTGATGCAATGGATGAGCAAATGATGTTGCGTGCGCGTGCGCATGACGGAACACTCATTGCTTGCTCACGTGTTGCAGTTTGTGCGCCGCCGAAGAATGGAGTCAGCGAATCGATTGATGTAACGGGTGCAAGTGAAGCTGAGACATCTGCTCCAGCTTTCGGAGTGATTGTCTCGACTTTACGCGTTGCAAAGATGTCAAGAATTCCCATGTGGAGAATTTTTTCAGACTCCTTGCATCAACCGACCAGAATGTCAATCTCCGTCTCTGGGCGTGTCGCAAAATGTGTGACAAGAGCTGTTGCCACTGCCGCGCAAACAATTGCTGATCCGCGACGTCCAATCACCCAGCCAGCATCGCCGCGCGGAAATTTTACGGCTGAAAGAATCTGTGAAGTGAGTTCGCTCGAATTATTATGATGCAGACGACCGGAATCAATTGCTCCCAATAATTCGTCGCAGCTTTGTGGATATTTTGGATCCATGTCAAAGATTGGAATGCCGGCTGGCTTTAGGCGAGTGGCGATTGATCCGGCAGCTCTTTGAGAAAAGAGCAGATACTCGATTGGATATTTGCGGCAATAGTAAGCCGCATCATTTGCCACTGCTTTATCGTCCAGATGTCCGTCGTTGTCCCACGTATGCAAAAGCTTGACGACGAATTCTTCATTGCCCAATTTCTGAGCACCGACCAGCGCGCAATGCTTTCGATCCGGCGAAACATCGATTGCCAGCCATGTCAGCTTATCCACGTCCAAGTCCACATCCGGCAAAGCGCATTTCTTCCATTTTTCAGCATCGACAACTCCAGAGATTGTCTGCACCCATCGGCACATCACTTCAGTCATGACCACCGTCGGATCGTCATTGAGAACCGACTCGATATTTGAAACGTTGATTGTGTGT